CAGCCTATCGCTATTTAACGGATATTACTAAAGTCTTTTATAACTAACCTAGAGTCCTGATCCAAGAACGAATTCTCGTCACAGATATCCAGGAAAGGTTTGTTATACTTTAGGTCAATATACTCAATGATGTACTCACACCGTAGCCTGACGGCCTCTACTTCCTAGATGGAAAATCCACCTAAGCGGGACAGTAATAAATCTGTTTATCCGATATTGTCGTAGTGGGTGCTCTAACCATATACTGTTTAGAGAGTATATCAACTGACCAACCGTTAAGTCTGTTACCCGGGCCAGGAGGATTTCTACATTCATGTAGTACTCTTGTTTAAGGAGCAGTGCAGATGAATGAAGGATGTATGATTCCTATTAAGGTTTTGTGAAATCCATTATACCATTCTCTGGCGGCGATAAAGGAGGGAATTCTCCCTTCTGAGAACTTACTAGCTATACTGGTACTTTACAGTGGCTACTCGCGGAAAGGTGTTGAGGAAGGTGGTAAACCTTCTTCCAAAGACCCTTTTAAGCCTTGCTTAAGGGCTCTATCCGTTTCGCTCGTGTCGACTCAGTAAATCTAGGACTTCAGCAGTAAGAACTGCCTATCATTAGGTACATAAATGTCTATGCTGAGCCTAATGCGACCCTTCGGAAGGTTCTAGTACGCTGTTAAGCAGCGCCTCATGGACTAGCTTGTCGAGTCTTTCGACTTACCCAATCATCTATATAGTTCTCGTACGAATCATTGTTTTAAGCATAGCTTCAAACCTCGAATCAGAGAATTTGAAAGTTGGTTATTTAAGTTAGAAGAGTTTCTTCTAAGTGTAGGAATACCCTACTCTTTCTAGTTCAGTGACAGGAGATCATCTGATAGTTTATCAGATGTCTTGAACGTTTACCGGCTTTGACTCGTAAGAGCAAATGTTCTAAATCCTTTCGATCTCAACGGCATTGTATTACCGTTAGACTCTTGCTCACCTTTTACTACGCTTGCGCTCATAGACTTATAGTCGTGATTTTGTATCTATCCCTTCGGATAGGAGCTAGGAATAACCTAGTCTACGTAGAATAAGAGAAGCAGCAATAGGGAATATCGCAAAAGTCAGAATTAACCGAATCAAAAGAACACTAAGGATAACTAATCTTTAGTGTAGTACATACTACGTACAGGGATTACGAGCTTTGAAGACGTCGTTTCGTTATCGGTCCTTTGTGATCGAACAACGAGTAAACCTACATGCAGTACCAGAGCTTCTTACCAAGAAGCGAGGGATTGAATCATATAAAGTATGGATCATTTCCAGTATTGACTGAATAAAACTCCTTACCTCAAATCCTATCAGCAGCTTGCTGGTAGTGCGTATAGTATTCGTCTAAAGTAACTTATGGACCAAGGATCCATATTACTTCGCCATACCCATTCCTAGTTAGTAGAATACACATGGATTAGTTACTCAAATATAGTACATTGAGTAATAGGTCTTGTAAGGAAGTCTACCCTTATGCGCGCGTAGCTGAATGTCATTTCAGTCAGCGTCCTACTCTTTTCTTTGGTAAGACCACATTTTTATTTTCATTAAATGGGATCTTCTTAATGTCCAGAGAGGCGTTAGAATCTCATTCTATGAACTTAACAATGAAACTTTCGAATCATTCTCGGTCCATTTGGACTCCCTCAACGAAGGCCTCAAGAGCACAACGATCGTCAGACACCTTTTGGTGTTCTGATTCTCATATATTCTCTATCGGCCTTGTAAGGTCGCTTAGAATAAGATACAACTCTTCCGCACGTCAGTGTGGTAGCTGGCCGATTCCTGTAGATGACCAAATTGATCCCCCTTGGTATTTTGACACCATGTATTTCTTATATACATTGGATCAGAATGCAGAAGGAGTTAAGCTGTCAAAAGCCTCAAACAGGGAGTGTCTATGACTCTCCTCTGGGAAAGTGCCTTTAAACAGCACAATCAATTTATCCATCATCGACTGAAGTTCTTCAGTCGAAGGGTCTCTGATTCTATTTATACTTATAAGATTGAATCAGTCCCACCAGGTTTCGACCGAGTTTCTATTAAGTCCAGGTATGGCTATAAAGATTATCAGATTCTTCAGATGCATGGGAAGTTTACCCAAGTCATGATGAAGTTTGCTGAGAGCTTTATAACCATAGCCACGGTACTTAACAAAAGACGAGATAGATCACTCAGCTCTAAACTTATTAAAAAGTAAGAGAGCCCCTTCTAAAGATAGGCTTGCAACATCTAATTCTTTAAATGATGCAGGAGAAAGATTTGAATCTTGGTGGATAATCCGTTTAGCGAATTCGAATGTATCTGTTGATACCACCGATTTGACTAAATTGATACCTACACCAAGGTCTTTCATTATTACAAGGTACCGTTGAGCGACACGTTTATTGAAAATAACAATGTCGTCACCTAGCACAAGGTAATCTGTGAACCATCTCGGTCACCCTTCCTTCCAAGCCGCAAATTGCACAATAAAGTGATGTGTCAAGGCCAACATCGCTCAAGAGGACAGAGCCCCCATGGGTTGTCCGACCGAGTATGTCACGCTTAGAGGTACTTTCATACCTAAGCGTCTGTGAGCACGAGGAGTCTCGTACTCACGGCCTACCAGTAAAGCAGATCAGCTATTACTGGCGCCAGGGATCATAAACTCTATTAAAAGTTTTTGAATTACGATTGGTAGTCTGTCCGTAGCGGCCGATAGGTCGTACGAAGCAGCGAATTTAGTACGTTTTAAGATACTAATACCCATCTGCACCCCCCTATCCTGATCAAATGTTGCATCTTGAGATATGTTTTTCAACACACCAAAGAGCATTAGATGAATAGGACGTAGGAGCATTTGAGTCCACCAATCCACCATGGCAAACACTCTCACTTTTCCAGGTTCCTCCTTGGCACCAAGGCGTCCAAGAAAGGGCGGTAAGAAAGACTTGGTAACAAGTCGTTTCTTCCTTCCGACACGCTTCTTAAGCGTAACCTGGTATACTCCTGGTATCGCTTTTGCCTGACTTACCAATTGTGTAAGAACCGATACTAGACTTGACTGTCCAGTAGCGGTTGCCAATTCCTTGAATGCAAGGAACAAGCTTTCAAATCTTGGATTTGAAACCAATTGGATAGCCTGAACGAGCATTGCTGCTGTTGTATCGTACATTTTTACGATAGGCATTATCTTCTTTGAAGACTCCTTGTTAGGAGCAGATACCACCCCGGGACCAGACTTAGTAATGAGTTTGGGAGCCCATCCCTCAACCGTGAACGCTCCTTGTGGGAGATGAGCACGAATGAAGAAAACTTCTATAAAAGAAGCATAAGGCTTCAAATCTATTTTAGGTCCGGGTTGAGTGATAGTCCGGATGTTGATCTTTCCTAGATAATCACAGATTCGATAAATCGAAAACAGTGATAATCAGAATTGAAACACCCGAGGATCACCCCGTAGGATCATCTTCCGATGGATACTTGGTATCAATCGAGGCAGACCCCTTCCGGTAGAACCCACACGTCTTCCTAAGGAAGACTGAGTACCAACGATAGGGCGACCAGCCTTAGACTTAATCAACATAGTGTGACAAGTCTTAAGGAGGATCGCCAGGCCTTTAGTACCTTCATGGGAACGAGTATATAGTGCAACGCGGGAAAACCTAATTAAAGCTAAAATCCATGAGCGACCAGAACTTCCTAGAAGTAAGATAGGTAATCTATTCAGATACCCTATCATACTTCTTTCGCTCGTTAGAGCGTGTTGCCATTTAAGAGACGCTTCTAAGCGCTTATACATAGTACCAAAGTACTTAGTTAAAGCATTTAGTCGTGTTTTCATAATCATATTATTTTGTTTTATGTTTATGAACGGTCTTACCGCTCTTAAATCCTTAGTTCCTCATAGGGCGCGAAAGCCCCTATAAGCTAAAGGCAACCCCCAAATGGGAATCTGTGTTAAACGACACAGAAAGAAGTTTGCTATTGGTAATACCAATGGCGTCGCCGTATTTCTACGACGGGACCACCCCGATGAGTGGTAAAACGGATTTCTTTATAATCCCCGTCATTACATAGGTAATGAGACGGAATCGATAAAGGGAGATCAGTAAAGATCTACCTAAAACAAAATCGCGCTTAACCTCCCATCTCGGAATTTTGCCGAGTACGTGAATTTCCACGCTGAGTTCGACACCCAGTTAAGTCTGGTAACGAATTCCTCTTGGTCTTTTACGACACCGGAACTCCAATAGATGCTTCAGTCCAACCGCAATTACGCGACTGAACCCTTGGATCGCCGAGGGAGAGAGAAGTAATTGAAGAAGGATGGTCATTAGACTAACCCTTGTGCCGCTGAATCATTTGAATCAGGACGCACAAGATCTCCTTCTTGTTTACGACATATGACTTAGTCATTGTGGGTGTTCAACCCCAATTCTGGTGGTCTATACTTACACAGAGTCTATCACTAGACAGTTATGTAGGTACAGTGACTCCAATATTGGTGGTCTATAGCACTAGTCTTGATGAAAGACTACTCTCTGACAGAGGAATTGTACAGATACTATTTTAGTAATCTGACAAAGATGCAACGCCGACTAAGGCACATGCTGCAAGAGCTCTCTTTACAGGGACTTTTGTAAGCTGTAGCGTTTAGAAAACGCC